CCGACAATAAAAATCCTTGCCCCTGAACTAACAGCGGATAAGTTTGGATGGTCTGTAGGCGGAGAGGAAGGGGGTGGGCATAGACTTATATACCAAGCGGCTGTCAGTTGTCATCTCAAAGGAATTCCACCGGATGCCATATCCGTAGAAAGGGAGCTTGCTGATAAGATAGAAATCGCCGGCGGTGTATCATATCTACGTCAATTGGTCACCATCCTGCCGACTCTGGGAGTGCGGGTCGTAAACGAGAACAGCGTGCGGAACTGGGCACGGGTAGTGGACAATCTAGGCAGGTTACGTGAATTGAGCAGAGTGGTGACTTCCTATTCAGACATGCTGATGGACAAAGAACGAGCATTAAGGGAGATTGACGATGTAGACACATTCATATCAGAACTGATAGCGGAACTGTGGAAGGCACAGGGGGTTGTAAACTCGGATTATCAACATATCAGTATTGGAATTGGGGATTTTAGGAGAAGGTTGGAACAGGAGTTGCGAGGAAGATCAATCAGCATACCGGAAATAGGTTGGCCTTCATTCAGGAGTGCAAGCTTGCCTTTTATGGGGGGACTCACAGTCATTGCAGGTCTTCCAGGAGCGGGGAAGACACAGCTTGCACTCCAGATCATGCTAGGGCAGATAATTCAGGCCAAACGACGAGGCGCTTCAGGGTGTGTGGCGATAAACAGCTATGAGATGACATCCTGGCGTATCGTTAGTCGTTTGGCCTGTTGCCTTGCGGGGGTGGATTCATCATTGCTGCGAACGGGTAAAATCAAGGAAAGTTCTGAAGACGCCAAACGTCTGTTTGAGTGGACTGAGTTTTTAGAAGACTTCCCAATCTACATAGACGACTCGAACCTTACCACATCGGCTAGAATCAATTGGCAGTCGTCGGCGTTGCACGCCATAAACGGGCCTTTGTTGCACTTGGTGGTAGACTACGCGGAGAAAGTGCCTATGAATGAGACAGGCGAACGAGACTCAAGGGAACGGCAAGTTGCATCCACTTTTATTAATGTGGCGAACATAGCTAAGGCGACGGGCGCATGTGGGACTGTGTTGTCACAGTTTAACAACTCTGTGTTATTCAACAAAAGTAAAATCGCGGGTGCGGGTGCGCTACGCTATGGTGGTGCAGGATGGCAGGCGGCAGACGTGCAGATGGAGGTTTGGAATCCAATCAGTATGAGGGCAAACCAAATTGACTTCATCACGCCTGACAACTTGTCGGATGATGCTGTGTGGGTGATGGTGGAGAAGTACAGGGACGGGCCTGCGGGCGAGGTGTTCCCATTGAATTGGCAAGCACAATTTACACGATTCTCAGACCCCAAACTGTCTCAGACATTCGGGGCCGATTTGTACGAGGGATTGTCCGATTTGCGGGGAAGAGACTTCTAACTTTTGCACAAAAGAAAGGAGATGTAGATAAATGGCGAATAGGCTAGGGCCTTATGAAGTAAACAGCATTATAAATGGGCATGTCATGGATGTTTTAAGAGAATTGCCTGATGAATCAATCCACTGCTGTGTAACTTCTCCGCCATACTGACTGGGGCCTGAGAGATTATTCTATTCCTCCAGTAATATGGCCTGATGGTATAGTGTCTTCTCTGGGCCTTGAACCGACGCCCGATCTTTTCGTGGCGCACCTGGTCGAGGTGTTCAGGGAGGTGAGGAGGGTTTTGCGGGGGGATGGTACTGTGTTTCTTAACATTGGGGATTCGTATGCTGGACATCATGGCAATAGCAAGGTCCCGGATGATGATGCTCCTAGCAACAAGCCTGGCTATTGGGAGAATATGCGACCTACAAGTATCGGCAATGGCCTTAAGCCCAAAGACCTCGTGCTAATACCCGAACGCTTGGCAATTGCCCTTCAAGAGGACGGATGATGGATACGTAGTAGAATCATCTGGGCAAAAGGGGTTTCGTTCGGCACACACAATACCGAGTGTCCTCGCTGCGGCCACAAGCACAAGGCCACCTATTCAGGATCGTGTATGCCAGGCTCACAACAGGACAGGCCGACGACATCCTACGAGCATGTGTGGATGCTTAGTAAGAGCGCGAGATACTACTATGATGGGGATGCAGTGAGGGAGCCACACCGAGAAGCGAGCCTCAAACGATGGCATGGGGAGCTTAAGCCGTCCACACAATCTAGGAACAGGGAAGGCATATATCCTCAAGACGGCATTAACACTCTACACAAGATAAAAGCCGGTGATATTCTCAACCCAGCAGGCCGCACCCTACGCTCCGTCTGGCTCATAAACCCCCAACCTCTGAGGGAAGCACACTTCGCAACCTATCCGCCCGACCTGGTAGAGCCGATGATCAAGGCGGGGACAAGCGAACGTGGGTGCTGCACTGAGTGTGGAAATCCCTGGAAGAGGGTGATAGAGAGAAAGGTTATCAATCGTGATGATTGGGGGCCATCAAATCCAAAACATGCTACCCCGCAAGGTATTCATGGGCCTTCTATGAGGAATGAGGGTAGATGTGGAGATTCATTGAGTGCCACCATTGGCTGGCAACCCACCTGTACCTGTGGCGGTGATACAGAACCAGCTATCGTCCTCGATCCATTCATGGGCGCTGGCACAACAGCACTCGTAGCTAAACGGCTTGGGCGTAACTTTTTGGGCATTGAACTCAACCCGGAGTATATTAAAATAGCGGAGAATCGCATTTGTGTTGTGCAACCTGTTCTGTTCTAACTTTTGTGCAAAAGCAGTATTTGACTTTTGGGCAAGTCTGTGATATAATGGGGGGTATGGTGATACATCGGAATGAGTTTCCAACAGAAGTTCCGCATGTGGTAGGAATAGACATAGAGACTACGTCAAATATGGGCCAATTGTCGCGATTGCACCTTGACGACATAGCATTGGTGCAGATTGCCTGTGGTGATGATGTCTACGTGATTGACGACATTCGTCCTTTTGCACAAAAGTTAGAGTCGCTTTTAGCGGACGTTGAAACAGTGAAAGTATTCCACAACGCTGTGTTTGACCTGGGGTTCTTGAGCATAGCGTTGGGGAGTCCGATTATCAATAACGTGTTCGACACCATGCTTGCTGAGCGGGTGCTGACCAATGGGACGGGGTTGGAATGCTCACTGAAGGCTGTTGCTGATAGGTATTTGCAGGTTCACTTGGACAAAGGTTTGCAAACGTCGTTTGGCAGTTATTCCTTTACGGATGATCAGATAGAGTACGCTGCCAAGGACGCGCAAGTCCTGCCTGCTATCAGAGATATGCAGATGGCTAAACTCAGAGAGAACGGTTTGATGAAGGTGATGCAACTAGAGAATGACCTAGCGCCTATCGTAGCAGGCATGGAAGTTGCGGGGATGGGATTTGACGGCGACAGATGGAAAATTCTATCGGATAGTTTGCTAAGGGAGAGTCAGGAAGTGAACAACAGGATTCAGTCAAACCTTGGGTTGGAACACACGATGACTGACTTCTTCGGTAATATATCGGGAATCAACCTTAACTCGCGTGATCAGGTATTGTCACAATTAAAAAAGATTGGGATAGACCTTCCTGATTACAGAGATCAAACACTAAAGTCATACGCGGCAAAGCATCCGGAATGCACAGTTCTTCAGGACATTATAGACTACAGGCACGCGACGAAGGCGCTATCATTCGCATACCACGACTACGTCAATCCGGTGACAGGCAGGATACACGCGAAGTTTACACAGCTGGGTTCACGCGCTGGTCGGTTCTCGTCGTCGGACCCAAACCTGCAACAAGTTCCGGCGCAAAAGCGATTTAGAGACTGTTTTGTTGCCAATGATGGCAAGTTACTGGTAACGGCTGATTACAGCCAACAGGAGATGCGTCTCATGGCGCAGGCATCTGGCGATGAGAACCTTATAAACGTGTGCACGGCGAGTGACATACATGCAGAAAACGCACGAGTGATGTACAAGGATGATTCAATCGACAAGAACGACAAAAGGCGTATGATTGCCAAAAACGCTGGATTTGCGTGGCTGTATGGTAGCGGGCCTGAGACAATGGCGGTGACAGCGGGAATATCGGTAAGTGACGCGAGAGACGTGTTGGCAAAGCTGTCGGCATCCTATCCGATGGTTGACAAGTGGGCCAAACGGCAGTTAAAACAATTATATGAGAAAGGTTACATAGAAACCCTTCTAGGGCGCAGGAGATGGCTTGTGGGCGCGAAAGGAAGCGATGAGATAGTAAAGTATGCACGTATTGCTAAGAACACTCCCATCCAAGGCAGTGGCGCTGACATCATCAAATATGCCCTTGTCGAGATAGGAACCATGCTGCGTGGCTATGCACAGATAATCTCAACAATCCACGATGAGATAATAGTAGAAGTGGATGAAGACGATGCCGAATCTGTGAAGGATTGCATAATACAATGCATGGAATATGCCGGTGAGAAGTTGATAGACCGAGTACCTGTGGTAGTAGAAGCAGGAATGGCAAAAGAATGGTCGAAAGGAGAGTAGAAAGTGGTAGGCACAGTAAAAATATCTTACCCCAAGAAGGCACTGATCAAACGAGTAGTAGGAGAAGATTCATATTACATTGATGAGAAATCTCGGCTGATCACCACTGCGTTGTGGATAGGGCCACATGCACAAATAGCCCGGGAGACAGGGCATTATGCAGGCTGGGATCACCCGATGGAGCAGAACTACAGCAGCATACCGGATTGCGACGCGTTACTCTTTGATGGGGGTATTGCGGTGTACCCGACTGATATATTGCATCAATCCGAAGGTAATATCATCTGGCGATTGTTTGTTGGTGATGGCTGGCGGGTGTTTGTCAACGAGCTATACCGTCACCTGTTCATCACACTGTACGGGGAACACCTGCGATACCGGCAACTGAAAGCGGACGGACCAATCATCATCGAATGGGTGACGGGTATCGTCGGTCAGCTCATGCCAGGGAACTTCAGAGAGGACCCGCTGGCAGTGTTGGGCTTGCTGGAGGAGGTGGGTGCATGACGATATTGATAATCTTCCTGGTGGTAGTGCTGTTCGTGATCATTGCCAATTTCGTGGTGATGGGGGACAGTCGGTGATCTCTGACTGGCGGATCGAAGAGATGGACGTGATAGAGTGGGCGGCTACGTATGAGGGGCCACAGTTTCATGCCATGATCACGTCATACTGATTTCTTTCATAATCTTGATAACCATACTGGGAGCGTTATGAATGTCGTGTTCCCAGACACAAGTATAGTTGAATCCCCTATCAAGAGCTGTTTGTTTCTTGTTGACATCATTGGCTACATTTTTCTGCTGTATAGAGCCGAGAGAGGCGTGGTCATAGAATCGAGGATCAGCATGCCAGAAGGTACCATGGATTTCAATGAGGGTGTTAGTGTCAGGGAGGAAAAAGTCGAATACATAACGGTTGAGTCTATATTGCCAAACGAAGCAAATTGCCATCTTGTCAAGAATGGCCGCGAACTTTGTTTCGAGTTTGTTAAAGGCTTTCCCAGTGCGCCCATCGGCTATTTGTTGAGTCGTAATCCTTGCTTGTCGGAGCCTAGCCCCAGGAACTTCAAACTGTTGTCGGTTGGCCTCCCGAATCTTTGCTTTAGCTTCTGGTGTATGTGTTTTCCCAAACATTCCATTGGCAGATCCAAAGTTAGCCTTGCTTCTAGTTTTGATATTACATCGGCTTAGTCTGTAGCAAATACCAGTTTGTGATAAACCCACATAAGATGCAACTTGTGATTGAGAAAGCTCTTGGTTGGTATATAGATCATCTAAGAGTTCACATGTGATATTCTCTGTGCCATTACTAAGTAATTGCGCTTCACTGTTTGTACGACGTGGAATACCCAATTTCTTAAGCCACGTCCCAATAGCTGGCCTTGACACATTGAATAGAGCAGCAATCTCTTGTAGAGTTCTTTTCTCAACAAGATAGAGAAACTCCAGTTGTGACTTCTGAGTTTTTGTCAATTTGTTCATATCAGATAGTATAGCACGAAACTTGAAAGAAGGCAAATATGGCAAAATGGGAAATCGTAGAAGCTGACGTTATGGAGTGGGCAAAGGCATACACAGGCCAAAAATTTCATGCTGCCATTATGGACCCACCCTATCATCTAGGGCCAAAAGGGTTCATGAACAGGGGCTGGGATGCTGGTGAGTATGGGATTTCTTTTCGACCTGAGACCTGGGCTGCTCTAGCCGAGCACCTCCTCCCCGGTGCATGGATATTTGCCTTTGCAAGCTCGCGCGGGTGGCACAGGATGGCAGTAGCGATGGAGGACGCAGGGTTGATATTGCAACCGAGTATCTTCGTCAATGGGGAAGTGCTGGAGCTGCCACTGGCTTTTCTGCATGTGGAGGGGCAATCTTTCCCAAAAGCGACGAGGATTGACATAAAACTGGATCAAAATGCTGGCGTAACAGGCAACAGAAGTCGCAAAGTCTATGGTGATGGTAACCAATACTATCCAACACCTGACAGAACAAATCCTAATCCAATGGATTGGGAAACTAAAGCACAAGATCGCTTTACTGAATACAATGCCGTGACTGATTTGGCTCAAGCTTGGCAAGGCCACCGTTACGGGGGGCAGGTTCTCAAAAATGCAGCCACTACGGTGGTTCTGGCCTACAAGCCTCTCCCAGGACAAGTTAGACCCATCATCTGCGCACAGAAGCTCTGGACGACGCCACGACTCGATTGCATCGTGGAGACTGGGGCGGGGGCGCTCTGGGTGGATGGGGGAAGGATTGGGACAGAGTTTGTCGCAACAACTGGCCGATCCGATGAAAAGCATGCCAAGAGTCAAAGCCTTGGCGATTCGTGGAGTGGCGTCGTAGATGAAACGCCACATCAAGGCCGCTGGCCAGCCAACTTTTGCCTTCTACATTCGCCTGGGTGTATCAGGGTAGGGACGAAACGGGTGAAGGGAAGTGGTCGTCTTAGTGACAATCCTAGCCCTGGGGGGTATGATGTTGGATTTGGTGGCAGTAGAGATAACAATAAGTACGCTGACGCCGATGGGCTAGAAGAGGTCGAGGAGTGGAGGTGTGTCGAGGGATGCGCGGTAAAGGCGCTAGGGGAGCAGAGTGGACAGCGATTGTCAGGCTATCGAGTAAACCCAAGTACAAATAAAACAACGTGGTTTGGTGCAAATGATGGTAGCTATATTGAGGGGGAACGTGGTTATTCAGATTCAGGCTCCTGCACCCGCTTCTACCACAACGCTGACTGGTCCTACGAGATCGCCGAACGTCTGGCGATGGTGAATCCGGTACTTTACATGGCAAAGGCGGGACGGGGGGAGAGGGACGCGGGGCTTGAAGAGTTTGATCTAAAAGCAGTCAACCCAAATTATGGTAAGGGAGGGTTCAAACGACCTACAGATGAACCAAAGCGAGAGATTGCACCATTCCGCAATCCCCATCCCACGGTCAAACCTATTGCCTTAATCCGCTGGCTTGCCACTTTGCTCCTTCCACCCAAATCCTATGCACCTTGTTGTGTCCTAGTCCCCTTTGCTGGTGTAGCGTCCGAAGGCATTGGTTGCATGTTAGCTGGATGGGAAGAAATAATAATGATAGAACAGGAAAGTGAATATGTAGAGATTGGTAAAGCAAGAATGAGCTGGTGGCAAGAAAGATATGACAGAGGATTACATGATGTCAAAGAGATATTAAAGTCAAATAAAAAGAAGAAAGACATTCCGAATCAAATCAGATTGAAAGGACTATAAAATGAAAGCAATAGTAAATCAAGGAATGTTAGCTCACGGATTATCAATCGTTGGCAGGGCGGTGGCAGGAAGGTCAACTTTGCCAATTCTAGGCAATGTGATGGTGTCCACCGGTAGCGAAGGACTGACATTGTCAGCTACGAACTTGGAATTGATGATAAGTTGCAGAGTAACCGCGGAAGTGCGAGAAGAAGGTGCAACCACGATACCGGCAAGGACTCTGACAGACCTTGTCCGAGCTCTTCCCGACTCACCAATATCACTGTCGGTGAGTGAGAATGAGAACACCACGTTGACGTGTGACGGGTCGAGATCACGAATAAAAGGGATACCTGCTGTTGAGTTCCCAAACATCTATCCGTTCCCCGAAGACAACTCCTTGACATTGTTGGGAATCGGTGGTATAATTAAACAAGTCGCAATGGCAGCGGCAACGGACACGTCAAGGCCGGTGTTGGAAGGTGTGTTGGTAGAACTGTCCGACAACAAACTCATCATGGCAGCGGCAGATGGATTCAGACTAGCGGTATGCAATGTGGATACAGGCGTTAACGGCAGCATATCTGTTATCATCCCCGCTAAAGCATTATCAGAAGTGGCGAAGATGGATGGTGAAGTTGAACTGTCACTGAGTGAGAACAGGGCATTCTTTAGAAGTGGGGGTGTGCTGTTGGTCACACAACTGATAGAAGGCAAGTTCCCCGACTATAACCAGATAATACCCAAGGATTGGACTACAAGGACCGAACTCAGGACTCAGGACTTGTTGCACGCCGTCAGGATGGCGAGTGTGTTTGCGAGAGATTCGTCAGACATCATTAAATTGGCAGTTGATGAGAACAGTTGCGTCGTGTCGGCTCAGAGCGCTGAGACGGGTGACCATTCAGGCAAGATAGACGTGGATTCGGAAGGGAGTGACTTGCTGATAGGGGTGAATGGCAAGTATCTGATGGATTCACTGAGTGTGATGGGAACCGACAAAGTGACGATAGACATGCAGGGACCGTCAAATCCAATGGTGATTCGTCCTGTGGATGGTGGTGACCTGACGCACGTTGTGATGCCAGTACATATATCAGAATGACAGACATGTTAGGACCATACCAATTGAATACCATCGTCACAGGTGACGCGAGAGAGTTGTCAAAGGCAATTCCTGATGAGTCTGTCGATTTGATATTCACCGATCCACCATGGGGGGTGGAGTATAAATATCCTAGTGAGTTTGTAGATTCATGGGAAGGATATAAGGATTTTGTGGAATGGCTTGTAGGAGAATGCCAACGAATTCTGAGACCCGGTGCGTTTGCTTTTGTCTATCAAGGAACAAAGCGTTTGCAAGATACGTATTCAATATTCCCAAGTGGGAGTCGTTTATTTGCCGATTGCAAAACTTTTATCCAACTCAAGGGACTTCCGGTTGAATTCGCTGTAGACTATATTGTGTTTTGGCAAAAATTGGGCCTGTTTGCGCTTACTGGTATGTGTAGGGATTGGCATAGAGCGAATACGTCTAGGACAATCCACAAGAGTCGTGATACAAAATTGTGGTTGACAAATGGGGCAAAGATACCACCACCACGACCTCTAGAGAGCTGTGTTTATATTATAAATCAAATGTGCTTACAAGGTGCTATAGTTATGGATTTTTTTGTTGGGAGTGGTACAACTGCTGTAGCATGTAAGGTATTAGGTCGTAACTATCTGGCCTTTGAGATAGATCCTGAAACTGCTGAGATTGCCCGTCAACGAGTAGTACAGACACAACCACCTCTTTTTGTACAAAAACAGGAACAATTATCATTGAATATTGGAGATGAATGACAGAAAACAAACTAGACATTCAGAGCATTGAATTCACCCCGAATCTTGTCACGTCACTTCACAGTGTGTTGAACAGTGATGATAGCGGGTCGATTGAGCAGACATTCACATTTCTTGACAGCGTCACATCCCTTGCCACCGAGCAGTTAGAGAAGGCAAGGAAGATACAAGCGCTGTCCCTGTGGCTCATATCAGAACTGTGGGGCAGACTGCCTTACAAAATAACATTGCTATGGCATGATTACATGGATTGGGCGCGGATGCGAACGGGCTATGACGATAGCACAGTTTACAATTACATTCGCGCTGCTAGAGTGTGGTACACTCCTGACCTTATACTACCAAAGGTCGTTCTGTGTGATGAAGAAGGGCATGAGCTGATAAACGGAACTATAGGTTCTATCGTATCAGTCACACCTGACACATTATCAGTTCCCATATCCAAGTTGATACTGACTGCCACATCATTTGAGAACGGTGAGCTTACAGACATACAGTTGGGGCAGCTGTTCAACGACAGAGTGACATTTGGGCAGATGCACAACAGCCTACGTGAGCAACGCCTTCTTGGGTCGGGCAAGCCAATGACACGATTCTACCTTGATGGGGTGCATCTGATGATAGTGGAGAACAGCATGAGTGAAGCGTTTGGCGAGTTGTACTTGTATGATATAGACAAACCATTGGTGCGTAAAGGCATCGACCATATTTTGATAGCATCGGGAATAGTGAGGCCCTAATGATTAGAGTGAAGGTATTGGGTGAGGCGGGATACGAACACGCACTGCTAGGACTGAGTCTAAGCTATAATGTAGATGTAGATAAAATGCCAAAGGTGGCTGAGCGATTATCAATTAGGGATAACGGGGAGAACAAGTTTCTTGAGAGTATGGTGATTTGGTTGGAGATAAGAGCACCAAGATACTGGTTTCAGCAATTTTCGACTTATCGCGTTGGTGTTACTACACAGTCTGAATCTACCATGCACACCATAATGCGTCGGCATTTGACGGGTGCCGATTTTAGTGGGTCTGTAAGACTAGACCACATTTCTTGGCTTAATAGTCTAATAAATAGGGGTGATTTTCAACGGGTAAAAGCGAACTTGCCTGAAGGATTTATGCAGAGAAGGGTTGTGTGCATGAATTACAAATCGCTCCGGCATATGTTCTCACAGAGATACAATCACAGGTTGCATGAATGGCATGATTTCCTAAATGGTGTATTGGAGCAGATAGGGCATCCTGAGTTTATTGGGAATAAGGAGAACTAATGGGAATAAAAATTTATGGGCCGCACATACAGGATATAACTGAATATGATTACATGGTGGGGTGGGTGAAGGACAATCGACCAAAGATCGTTAAGGACATGGAAGACAATTCCGAGTTTATCAAAGCGTGTCAGGAGTATGTGGGCTTTTGGTTGTACCGGGCATTCACGGAAGATCAGTCTGTGGAGAATCCAGCAAAGGCTGCACAGAGACATTACGACAGATTGATGAATAAGGCGGCTGTTCAATACATGCGCGATTCTGGCATTTACTTTGCCTGCGAGGGGTTTAATGAGATAAACACAGGTCATGGTCAAGACTTTAACAAACTTTGCGCAATGGATGTTGAGCTTGCACGATTGCTAAAAAGAGAAGGAATATTGTACTGTGCCGGCAGTGTAGGGGTAGGGCATCCAGCACTACACTATAAGGATTACTGGCCTATTGACATAAATGATCCTAGTCTCTCACCAGAAGATAGGGCAAGAGCGGTTCCATTGCATAAATATGAGCCGTTTCTGGAAGTCCTGTCGGTAGTTTTTGCCTATGGAATTCATGAATACTTCGCACCGCGGATGGACGATGTGCGGAACCTTGACCTAGGTGAACCCGGAACGGGATGGTGGCTGCAACGCTACAGAAAGTGGTATCCCAAATTGGCTGCTCAATATAAGGTTCACCTTATTATATCCGAGACGTGCATAGACTCGGGTGCACCACACTTCTGGCCTGGTGCTCAGGGTGGGTGGCAGTCGTTTGGTTCTGAGAACATGGATCTAAAAATACAGGATACGATAGCACAGTTAGAAGTATATGGTGCTGAGTTAATATCAGATGGTGTGTTCGGCGCTACTCCTTTTTTGTGGGGGACAAAGGATAAGCACAACTGGGGGTCGTTTGACTGGTTGGAACCAAGGGGAGCGAGTGAAGCGTTTGGTGTGTTGGTAAAGGATGGCATACTCGTGGAAGAACCTGAATTTGATTGGATTGACATTCGTGATACCATTCAAGTGCATGAGAACTATCCTTATGGCAAAGAAAAGACAGATGAGTTTTTGTACAAAAGCAGAAAACTAACAGATATAGATACAGTTATTTTTCATCATACAGGTTGGAAACCGGTTGGTCCTGATCCTATAGCGCGTTATCATGTTGAAGATTTAGGATGGCCTGGACCTGGATATACTTTTCTAATAACACCTGATGGTAAGAAATATTACATGAATGACCTTACTATTGCTACGTTTCATGCTAAGCAATACAATATGAAATCTATAGCAATAGCAATAGAAGGCAATTTTATGAATGGAAATAGGCCAACAGATGCACAGATGGTATCAGCTACTAAGCTATTAAAGGACTTGCGTACACATTTTCAGTATAGTCGAGTTGTAGGCCATAAGGAACTATTGCCTACTGATTGCCCTGGTGACGGTTGGTCTGTGTTAGAACTACTGTCTGACGAAGAGGATTGGAAAAAACGAGCATTGATGGCAGAGGCAATGAACACAGAGTATGAGGAATTGATCGCAGACGTACATCAAATGACGGGATGATACTATGTTTGACCCTGTTGAGATGAATGTACAGATGATGAAAAAGGATCAAGAATGGGTTTGGTGTGAGAGATTACGCTACCATCTGCTGATGACCAGGCGATATTGCGATAGATGTGGGAAAATTCTCATCGGTGCTGAGGTGCATGAGGGGATTGTGACACGACAGGATGTGAGAGGATGGAAATATCCTGACAAGGGAAGGATATTTAGCGAATACAATTCTATGCTCCTGTGCCCCGACTGCCACCGTCCCAGTCCACCTAGTAGGACAGAATGTTGGACAGTTTTATGCAAAAGATATGGAGAGGAGGTGGTAAAGAAGTGGTATTTTGATTTGCCTTGGAGAATTGGACCACCTAGATACTTTTAATTATGAGTGAGAGGAAGAGAAAGAATGTTCAAACGAAGAGTTCCAGAACAGAAAATGTACAGACAAGGTGATTTGCTAATAAAATCGATTTTGAAGATTCCAAATGGTTCTAAGGAACTTGATGGACAGGTGATAGCATATGGGGAGCACACAGGACACACCCATCAATTGGATAGTGATGCTGCTAGGGTATACACAAAAACGGGTGAGGACTTGTACTTCACTGTCGCCATTCCCACGACGCTGACACACGATGAGCATGGGCCAATCGAGTTGGACACCGGTGCCTATCAGGTTGTTCACCAAAGAGAGTTCATAGAACCAAAGAGACCCCCACAGCGCAATTGGGACTAGGATTGATAGAAGGTGGTGGAGGTTAACAGTCTCCACCATCTAGATTGTATGGTGATGAGTTATGGATAATGAATTATGGTGTTTAGTACCTCCCCTCTCAATATTTCTTATTCTGGTGGTTTTGAACATAAGATCGGAAATCGTTCTTAATAGACGAGGAGAGAGAACACTAAACACATGTAGTGAATGTGGACATTTTGATTTTCATGTAGGGAATTATGGAAGACGTGTTTGGGCATGTAGAATTCCAGAATTCACTCTGACCCCCGATGGATTAACCAAAGGCTTGATAATAGGTGAGAATCCAGCTTGTGCTGAGTTTTCCGGCAGATTTGGCAGAGAAACGGTTTTGCGTCACCAAAGAGATCCAAGGGTAGCTCCTCGTAATGATTCCCTTGGCAGAGAATGGGAGGTACGTGATTTTCGACTTTCCGGTGAAGATGGTGACTTATTTCTTTTGGCCATTAGAAGAGAGCGGTATCTTGTCATGAAAGATCCGCATGAAGGTGGTGAATATTCTTGTCTGCGTGTTCCTAACGAAATGAATGATGCTATTGAGGCACATGCTTGGACATTTTCTTTGTCGAAGAAGGAGTATCTAAATTTGAGGAAACAAACTTAGATTGAAAAATGGTAGTGGGGATTAATAATTTCTACTACCATTTCATCAATAAGGAACTGTAATGGATAGCAATATTATTCAGGGGGTGCTTCTAATTTTAGTTAGGGTGGTGTTAATGCTTATGGCATTATCACTCCTTACGATGGTAAGTTTGCCAATGTTCCGAAGTACACACCGAGAATCTCCCCAGTTTGTAATCCACCCTCATAGTTCTACTATGCGTGATCCCAGACTTAGACAATCAAATAATGCATCTCATCAAAATTGGGAAATAGTTGACAGTAATGTTGACAGTGAATCTGGGGATTTGGTTCTTTTTGCTGTAGGTAGGCAAAGATTCTTAATCATGAAAGACCCACATGGTAAAGGTGAATACTATAATTTGAGAGTGCCGGATAGTATGAATGACGCGAGAGAAGCACACGCTTGGACATTCTCATTGACCAAAGAAGAGTATCTTAATCTAAGGAAACAAACATGAAAGAGCCAATAGCGATTGGAATGATTCTGTTAATAGCAGGTGTGTCATTGTGGCATTCTATGTGTTCTATTGGTGAGTTAAAACGGTCCGCTATGCATAGGACGGAGATGGAACGCAGATTGACGTGGTTTCATTTTAAGCGGATTATCATTATATCAGTTGGGTTAGTAGTAGGTGGTATGGTATGGTTAAATATGTAGTTTTGTACAAAAGTTAGGAGGCGAACATGGAGGAGAAGAGACAACCTTGGGATAGGTTGCCAAACGAACCATCAATGTGGTTCAATCGGTTTGAGTATTACAGACTGTTGGGACCAGACAGAACGTTTCAGGGCACTTTCGAGATATGGAACGAGAGGGACAACAAACGGAAAAATAAACCAAATGTAGCAGGCCATCCACACCCACAGTGGTATGAGCGGGCGGAACAGTGGCAGTGGAAAGAGCGGGCAGCAGAGTGGGACAATTGGGTGTGGAAGGAGCGGGTAAGTCAGGAACAAGATGCCATCAGGGAAATGACAAAACGCCACATAGAATTAGGAATGGAAATGCAGGATGTGGGGGGAAAGGCTTTAGGGGATGAGAAGAATGTGGTTGGTATGGGGGATGCAAGACTGCTTATCAAGGACGGTGCGGACTTAGAACGTAGGGCTAGGGGTCTGCCCGACTATCTATTGGAAATCAGTGGTATGACAGACGAGGAGTTATTGGAGGAATATGAGCGGGTTGTCGCGGAAGAGACAGTTAGAACTACTAATTGAGCATCGTGGTCTACAAGGTCAAGTGGAACAAGGCAGTTCCAAATTTACTGACTTCCAAGAAAAGTACAGATATGACCCTCTGGGGTTTGTTCGTGATTGTATAGTATTTGATAAGGGTGGTTCTGCTACACCTTATCAAGAAGAGATTCTTGGGCGGTTGCCAACAGAGAAACGTATTGCGGTTAGGGGGCCTCATGGGTTAGGAAAAACGAGCCTTTCAGCATGGATAGTTCTGTGGGCAATTTTGACGGCTGATGATGTGAAAGTACCCACAACAGCATCAGCTTGGAGACAATTATCAAAGTTCCTTTGGCCTGAAGTGCATAAGTGGGCTGTAAGATTGAGATGGGATAAGATTGGCAGAGAGCCATTCAAGGACAAGGTTGAGTTATTGGCATTATCGTTGAAACGCAGTCCCATCTGTGAGTCATTTGCTGTCGCATCAAATAACGCTGCGTTGATTGAAGGTGCGCATGCCAAACGGATTGTTTATATATATGATGAGGCAAAAATTATTCCTCCAGAAACATGGGATGCTGCCGAAGGGGCATTCTCATCTGCTGGGGAAGATACCGACTTTGAGGCATTTGCTCTGGCGGTCAGCACACCTGGTGAGCCAATAGGGCGATTCTACGACATCCATAGACGTGCTCCTGGGTATGAGGATTGGTGGGTAAGGCATGTCACAAAGAAGGAGGCTCTCAGTGCCGGCAGAATGTCCACTGAATGGGCTGAGGATCGCAAACGGCAATGGGGTGAGGAGTCTACTGTCTATCAGAATCGCGTATTAGGTGAATTTGCTACCGGTGGTGAGTATGCCATCATACCATTGGCATGGGTAGAGGAATCTAACTCTAGATGGCAGGAATGGAATGACGCCGGGCGGCCATACCTTGGCAGTGCCCACGCATTTGGGTTGGATGTGGCACGATATGGGGAGGACAAGAGTGCCTTAGTTGAGCGTTCTGACAGGGCTGTGACATCTATAGAGAAATGGGGGATGCTCGACACCATGCAGACAGCAGGCAAGGTTAAAAACAAGATAGGTGATAGAAAAACGAATGTCGATGTTATTGGGATTGGTTCAGGTGTATTTGACAGATTGAGGGAGCAGGGATGTAATGTCGAGGCGGTAAACTTTGCTGAGGGCACGAGACGGAAGGACAAAAGTGGGGAAGTGGAGATGCTGAATGTTCGTGCTGCTGCGTGGTGGGGACTGAGGGAGAGATTGGACCCCGCAGACGAGGGCGCTATTTTATTGCCACCCGACGATGACCTGACTGGCGACCTGACAGCTCCACACTATGAGTACACATCTAGTGGGGCGTTGAAGGTAGAGGCAAAAGAGGAAATTAGGAAACGATTGGAACGAAGTCCTGACGTGGGAGATGCGGTTGTGTTGGCGTTTTGGGAACCACATCCCAACAGACAATCAGCGCGAGACCAACCAGGTGGGGAAAGTAGGTGGGGGGCTGCTGATAAACGTTCTGACAGAAGGCCATCAGGCCAAAGTCGGTGGAAAATGTAACGATTCACTTGACTTTTTGATGGAAGTAGTGTATACTGTAGTCAGAGGCTTAAAACTTACATATAAGGAGAGAATGAATGGATAGACGCGAGTTTCTTAAGGATGCGGTATTAGCAGCAGCAGGAGTTTTTATTGGACCGAAGTTTGGTGGCATAGATGGCGATATAAAATCTCTAAAGCTTAGGGGCAAGGATGTTACTGAGATTATCTGTGTTATTGACAGAAGCGGCTCAATGGGGAATATAAGAGATTCTGCAATTGAGTCACTCAACAAGTTTTTGGAAGAGCAGCAGAAGCTCCCCGGCAGAGCAAATTTGACCCTTGTATTTTTCAGCAATACTTGTGAATTAGTACTCGAAGGTGTTGATATTCAGGCTGTTGAGAAGTTTACCAAGGAGACGTACATCCCTAATGGGAGTACTGCTTTGCTGGATGCAGTGGGCACATCAATTGATTCAACCTATGAAAGGCTAATGAATACCCCAGAACGTGAGAGAACGGGCAAAATCATTTGTCTTATCCTGACCGATGGTGAGGAAAATGCCAGTTGTGAATACACGTTTAATCAGATCAAATCTAAGATAACACAAATTCAAGATGAGGAGAATTGGAAGTTTGTTTTTCTCGGGGCTAACCAAGATGCTTTCACTACAGGACAAGGGATGGGTATTCCTGTGGCTTCCACTTCAAGTTTTGCTGCCACAAGGGGCGGTGTTATAATGGCAGGTAATCTTGCTTCCAATACTATAACGTCATTTAGGAGAGCTCCTGACAGCTTTACTGGAATAGTTGACAGTGACAATGACAAGGAGAAATGAGAGAATGGTGTGGGGATAGGTTAGTGGCAAACTACCTGGATGTGGCCCAGGCGACCTGAGTTCGAGTCTCAGTCCTCACTTGGGTTTTGTACAAAAGGAAGGAAGGAATGATAACGACACATAGGAATGTACAGAAGGTGACGTTCGGTGAAAGAAGCAGATATAAGTTGCCATTATTGACACAGACAAGAGGATGGACTTTAGTCTTAGTTGATGACTATTTTCGCACTAATCCTGTCTTACTAGGAGGTATTATCTGTGGTAATAATATGCTTCTTCACTACATCGATACATCTGTTGAACCATCTGTTGATAGGATTGATGAACTGATAGAGCTCTATTTAGATCGTCCAGAAGGCCACGATAGAATTTTGCCAGGATGTATTGTAGGTATAGGTGGGGGTTCAACTCTAGATACCGCTAAGGCTGTCAGCATTCTACTTACTAACCCAGGCAAGGCGGAAGATTATCAAGGATGGGATTTGGTAAAGAATCCGTCTATTTACAAGATCGGCATTCCCACGCTATCAGGCACAGGCAGCGAATCCTCAAGAACCTGTGTTCTAACCAACAAAGAGAAAAATCTAAAACTGGGAATAAACAGCGATTACAGCATGTTTGACGAGATTATACTGGACCCTGACTTGACTAGAACTGTGCCAAGAGACCAGTTTGTGTACACGATGATGGACACGTATTATCATTGTACTGAATATATGAGTGGTATGGAACGGAACATGATCACTGATTCTCTGGCATATGAGGCAAGTCTTCTTTTATTTGACGTTATTTGGGGTAAAAAAGATATACTCGAATTCCGTGTAAGGGAAAAAGTTATGGTCGCTTCTTATTTAGGAGGCACGGCGGCTGGTTGTACTGGGATTGTACATCCATTTTCGGCGGGACTGAGCATGGTATTGGGTATCAGACATGGACTAGCGAATTGTATTGCTGCCTGTTCTAACGATGATCTTTTTAGGGTATATAGGAGAGCAACACAGTTTTTTATGGGGAAGTTAGACGTAGAGTTGCCTGTAGGGGTATGTAATGGTCTCACAGACGAACAGCATAATCAACTCTATGAAGCTACAGTAGTGCATGAGAAGCCGCTTGCCAATGCCCTTGGGCCTGATTGGAAGGACATTTTAACGGGAGAACGAGTGCGAAGCATATTTGAGGGAATGTGATTATGTGTAGTAAGACATCATCTTCAACATATGAATTTAGGATTATTCTTTGGGGTGATAAGAATCATGTGGACTTTGAGCGCCAATTGAATAAATGGGGAAAGTTGGGATTTCGTTTTGTTTGTAGAGATGGGTCTTATTACGTACTAGAACGTGACTGCTCTCCCCGCTAAAGCAGGGAGCTTTCTGGCGCAATTTCTTGTAAAATGAGATATATCTTAAAAGGAGATTGAATGAACTGGAAAATACCATTTAGCGGGCGCAGCCACAAATACACAAACTCAGAAATTGATACTGTTGTCGATACTATGCGGTTGGCAGACCCACTCACGCAAGGAAGATATAGGAATGAGTTTGAGAGGAAGTTCTCAAACTACCTAGAGACAGGCAGTAGAAGCTATGCTGTATGCAATGCTACTGCGGCTTTGGAATTGGCTGCTCAGTTGTGTCAGTTTGACGATGGTGATGAGGTTATCATTCCTGCTCACACATTCACGTCAACGGCATACCCGTTTGTCAAATATGGTGCTAAAATCGTATGGGCGGACATAGATTCTGATACGCACGTTGTCACTGCGGATACTATACATAAATGCATTACTGATAGGACGAAGGCTGTAGTGGTGGTGCATCTGTATGGGTACATGGCTGACATGCGGAATATCATTGAAAGTGTGCGAGATATTCCTTTTGTGATAGAGGACGCTGCTCAGGCATTGGGGACCAAGCAGGTGATGTCGTCCGGACGTAGAGAGATTACTACGAATTGGTATCAGACGGCTGGCACTTTTGGTGATTTTGGGGCATTCTCATTGCACTCACACAAGAATATCACAACATTGGGTGAAGGTGGTATTCTTTTAGACAATAAGGGATATGATGAAGTCATACCGATGCTACGCCATAATGGGCATTGTGGCTATCCGGAACGAGAAGATTACTGGATTCCTGCTATGGGGAATGTAGACCTGCCAATGCTGCAAGGCAAATATCTCATGCCCCACAACTTCTGTCTGGGTGAGGTAGAGTGTGCCCTTGGCACTCAATTGCTAAAACGAATAGACATTATCAATTATCAAAAACGAACAAGAGCTATAGAATTTATTGATGCCCTTGCTGACTATCCGCAACTAAAATTCCACAGAGAACCGACAGAGAGACACAATTATCATCTGTTGGTCGCTGAGATGGTAGATGGGGACAGAGACGAGTTCATGCGTAAAATGGCATATGAGCATGGTATACAGTGTGTAGTACAGTATATGCCGCTATATAGATATCCACTTTATCAAAAATTGGGATTGGGGGATGCTGACTGCCCGGTGACAGACAAGTTCTATGACAATATGGTGTCGTTTCCATTCCAACACTCGCTGAATGATGGTGAGATAGACTACATGCTTGGATGTGTGAAGGAGAGCCTAGAATGACAAAATGGGAGTATATATGGATGTGGTTTATTCATGGAATTGAAGCAGATTCTATACAAATTACAGAAATGCTAAATCGAAAAGGTCGGCAGGGATGGGAGGTTTTGTTCATTGGGATATATGAAGACAAGACAGGCTGCCTGATGAAACGTCCTATGGAGGATTGTTGTAAACAAAAAGAAGATGATGCGCTTAAACCATGTCCTCATTGTGGAGGAGCTGCTACGATTGAGGAGACTGATGGGGGTGAAAGAATTGTGATCAAATGTAAAATGTGTGGTTGCTGTACTGATTTTTGTTTTTCTTATGGTTGTGCAATGAGTTTGTGGAATAGGCGAATCTGACATCCTTTTCCTATTAAAATAGGAAAGTTCCTACAAGGAACTAGAAAGGTTAGGGTCTAATCGTGATGCTCTACGATCATGTACCCCATCAGGCCAGAACCCAACGGTTCTAGTCTTATCGGAATTATCCGACAGGGCGTTGTCAGAAAGCCCTTGGTGATGAAGACGTGCCCCACCACCAGCGATGTTAGCCGAAGCTATGGAGTCACAATTATCCTGGAATCCACACTTGACACATCGGAATTGAGATTGAGATGGACGATTGGAACGAGTTGCATGACCACATCTTGGACAGGTACGGGATGTTTGTCGAGGGTCAATAAACAAAACAGGGATATCATGCCGTTTGGCTTTGTACTCAACAAAATCTGTCAATTGTCTGAAGGCCCAACTGTTCAACATGCGGTTGAATCGCTTACTGGCATATATTCTGTCTCTAATGCCGTCCAATCGCTCAAAAACTATGATAGGATTTTTGTATTGCAAGGCAATTTCGACGATATGTTTGCTGATAACATGGTTCATATTGGACATCCATCGACTTTCTTTGCCATGCATGAACTTGATTTTATCCAACCTGTTTGCTTTTTGATACCGCCGTCTGATGTCTGCAAAATGCTCTCGTCTATGCCTAATTGCTTTACCATCGAAGATAATCACCCCATCGGGAGTAGATATGGTAGCGATACGCACTATGCCCAAGTCAACACCTATGAACGCAGGTTCACCGTCACAGACGGTAGGTATGTGGGAGATTCTTAGTGGAAGCACCACGAACCACTTTTTATTACGACGAAACATCTTAGCATCACCATAGACATACTGCATTTTATCTTGGAATTTGGCAGGAACAGAAAGAGGAAGCCAGATATAATGACCACGTTTGCCAGTAGAAACGCGGAGAACAAAATTATTGTCTCTTTTAATAATGGCATAGGCATTGACGCCAAGTCCGATGTTATTTGTCTTGTTCACGGTGGGGAACGATGTATGCTTCTGGTGCTTGGACTTTTGAAGGCCATAATAGCTACGAACCAGAGCTACAACCTGAGCAATTGCCACACGAGCATAATCAGAAGGCAACTTAGTTTCAGCACGTATTGCATAATAGCTGGCATGGTGAATACGATTGCGGTCACTGGTATGCATCTTTTGTGCCATATTAAGACCTATCTGCACAGCATCAGAGAATCCATGTGCCATTGTATTAAGGAAGTCAGCTTTGCAAACCGTTGGTTTCTTGATAGCAATGATAACAGTTTCTTGTCTCTGCATAACTTAATTATAGCACAAATGTGTAGTTTTGTCAAATTCAAATTTAATGGGGGATGAAGTATGAACATAGTCTTTCGAGTAATAGCCAACAACCAAGTAGGCACAGGGCATGTGCACAGAGCCCTAACATTAGCAAACGTTTTTGCACAAAACAACAAGGTGTCGTTTGCTTGTCTTGAAGATGATATTCAGTTGGTTCAAGAGATTGTAGGATCACGATTCCATATCTTGACTGTACCGCCACAAATTGATGTTGGGTATGCTAGAACCATAGGTGCTGATCTGTTAATCAATGACATGCTTGACACAGACGCAGAAACCTTAAAGAGAGTCAAAGGTTCTGGTATAAAAGTGGTCAACTTCGAGGATTTGGGCAGTGGCGCTATAGAGAGTGATTTGACTATCAACGCACTTTATCAATCTCCACAATTTGAAGGAGGAAACGTGTTGTGGGGGATTGACTACTATTTACTGAGAGATGAGTTTTTGGCTGTGCAACCAAGGCGATTCTCACAGGTAGTCGAGACTGTGCTGATTACATTTGGCGGTACAGACCCGACAAACTTGACACAAAAGACGCTAGAAGTAGTGGGACCCTTGTGCAGGGATGCGGGACTTAATCTATATGTCGTGGTAGGGCCTGGGTATAGCCACCACGAACAGCTAGAAACGTGGATTCGCGGATTCAATTATGGTAAACTCATGCACTTCAGGCAGACCGGTTACATGGCGAGTTTAATGAGCAACGCCGACTTCGCGTTTACTTCTAATGGTCGGACGGTGTATGAGTTATTGCACATGAATGTACCATCTGTGGTGATAGCACATCACGAGCGGGAGAACACTCATGATTTTGCTCATGTGCAAACAGGGTTTATGAATTTGGGGGTTTATAAACATGGTTACACTGAGGAATGGATAGGCGCGGAGTTTGATGCGTTATTATCAAGAACTGACCATCGCTATATGCTATTCAGGAACATGATGGATTACGATTTGACCCCTAACAGACAGAGAGTAGTACAGAAGATTATGGAGGCGACAGAGTGAGAAGGAGACTTGTAAAGTTACCATCTATGCTACTTGGCTTAATTACGCTTATTCCAATTACAGTGTTGTTTTATACATTTGTTTGGATAGCAGATATTATAGAGGACATGATTACAATAAGCGTGGTGGTCTCTTCCTCTATCAAATTTATCTTTCTTAGTTCTATGCTCTTGTTTGTGATTTGGATGGTTGGGGAGGCTGTAAAGGAGGATTTGGAATGAACAAAGTTGTTGCAGTCATACAGGCACGAATGGGTAGCAAACGGCTACCTAACAAGATGATGTTACACCTGAATGGCTATCCAATCGTAGAATGGGCTTGGAGACGAATCAGTAAGTGTAGAGAGGTTAATGAGGTAGTGGTAGCAATTCCCCTCTCCACAAATAATCTACCATTGTACTCACATTTAATACATATAGGCGCTAATGTTATATATGGCTCTGAGGAGGATGTACTGGGCAGAGTATACAAAGCTGCATGGTCATATGAAGCTGATTATGTAGTTCGTGTCTGTGCCGATAATCCATTTGTGTCATGGACTGTGGTGGATGATCTTGTCAGAGAATACAAGGAAAGTAATTTAGACTATGCTTATAATCATATACCCATAGGAAATACTTATCCCAATGGATTGGGCGCAGAGATTGTTTGTATTGATCTATTGCGTGATCTCAATCATCCAGGATTTGATACACTATCAAAGGAGCAGCATGAACACATATTCAACTATGTATGGGACAATTGGCAGAATTTCAGAATGGGAGTATTAGGAATATCAGGAATACTATCAATGTGTAGGCGGATATACCCCTGGATGCGGTTGGATATAGACACAATGGGCGATTATCAAAAGGCCATAGAAAGCGGAGTGACAATTGACATGGATGCATTGGAGGTGGTAAAAGCATATGCGAATATTAGACGTATTTAGAGGCTATGAGCCGGGAAAGCTGATCCTGCGGGATATTTGCGTTATCGCTGAGGCGGGAGTAAATCATGAAGGGGATTTGGATTTAGCCTATAGACTCGTGGATGAAGCAGCGGATGGTGGGGCTGATGCCATAAAATTCCAAGCATACACGGCTGGCAAACTGGCATCGGTAAACTCACCTGCATATTGGGACACGACAGAAGAAACGACATTAAGCCAATATGATCTATTCAGGAAATATGATAGTTTCGGTCCGAACGACTATGAGAACATTAAACTGCGATGTGACGCCAATGGGATTGACTTTCTTTGCACGGCATTTGACACGGAATCTATTGAGTTTATCAATGATCTGGTAGATGTTCATAAGATTGCGTCCGCTGACATAACGTGTAGGCCACTGATAGAACACGTATC